CCACAACTGAGTTCCAGCCGTAACACCAGAAAAGCCAGCAAGCAATCCACCGCCACCGCCACCGCCAGCACCAGCATAAGAGCCACCTGCGCCGCCAGCGACGACCAAGTACTCCACATTCTGCGGAGGAATACCAGTCCAGTTCTGATCCTTGATGGCTTGGGACGCTTGACTCAGCGTCCACACCCCAGATAGTTGGGCCATATTAGGCTCCTTGAGTTACTTCAACCCATGATGTTGTAGCTTCGTCCCATGTGTACATTTTGCCGTCTGTAGGCATAGCAACAGGAGATTCCCACAAATATGTGTCAGCGTTTTTAGTCCAGCTTGGGAAAGGCTGTGGAGCGGCAAAACCTACGCCGTCCCATGTGTAGCCGATACCTGCGTAGTTCTTGTGCAATGGACGGCCTTCAGGATGTTGACCGCCTTGAGTGTTGTAGCTCGTTTGAACCCACTCAGAAGGGTTGCCCCAATGACCTGTTGCCAAAGTCTCAGCATCAATGACGATAACTTGATCGACAACGCCGTTAGTAATATGTGCAAAATGTGCCATTTGATTCTCCATTAAAAAGTTACTGTCCCAGAGGAAGTCCATGTGTAAATTTGATAGCCATCAGCATAGTTTATCTGAGGGTTGCCTGTTGTGGAAGTAGGAGGAGCGCAGTTAGCTGGGTAACGAATGATGACGACTCCAGAGCCACCTGCACCGCCCAACGCATATGTGCCTGTTTGTGTAGAACCCCCACCGCCACCAGAGCCTGAATTTGCTGTTGCACTTGTAGGAAGTGTAGTGCCATACCCACCATTACCGCCACCAGCAGAACCCAATCCATTTAACTGGTCATTACTATTAATACCGGCACCGCCGCCGCCAGCATAAAACACTCGCTGGCCTGTAATTGTTGAGCAAGTTCCTGCGCCGCCATTACCTACACCTGCCGAACCGGGGCTTACACCAACAGAGCCAGAACCTCCACCTCCACCACCTGAATAAGTGCCAGAAGATGAACCCGTGCCGCCAGCAAAACCTTGTCCAGAAACACCTGTTCCACCTGCTACAGAATATATTGGGCCGCCCCCACCAGAGCCGCCATTAGCACCGCCGCCCGAAGTATCGTAACCAGCGCCCCCTCCACCGCCTGTTGCGGTAATAGAACTAAAAACAGAGTTAGAACCGTTTGATCCTTTTGCTGTATTAGTGGTTGTTCCAGCACCACCTGCGCCAACTGTAATGGTTAATGCGGAACCAGAGGCCACAGCAAAACCAGCGGCTGTTAACAAACCACCCGCACCGCCACCGCCGCTCCAATAAGTTCCACCACCACCGCCGCCAGCAACCACCAAGTATTCAACGTTTGATGTGATACCGCTGGTTAGTGGATTGAAGGTTGCCGATACATAACCACCCAAGTAACTGCTCATTTCTATTCCTTAGAAGGTGATTGAACCGCTGGCAGTGAATGTGTAAATCGTTCTGCCACCGGATGTTGTAACTGTTGGTGAACCCGTAGTAGAAGCCGCAGCTTGAGGCGCAGAAATAATCACTACACCAGAGCCTCCGTTACCACCAAGACCTTGGTTTCCTGTACCACCACCGCCACCGCCACCGGTGTTAGCCGTACCAGCCGTACCGTTTTCAGGAGAATTTGATCCGGGGCTTGAGGAGTTGTAGCTAGAACCACCACGACCGCCACCGCCCGCACCGCCTGCGGCACCGGGGTAAATAGCAAGGCCGCTAGTACCAACGCCGTTCCAGTAGTTACCACCACCGCCACCACCAGCATAAGTTACAGAAGAACCTGTTATGGATGATGCAGTACCAGCACCGCCAGCGCCTAATACGGAACCTGTAGCAGCTGTACCAGCAGCACTTGCGCCGCCTCCGCCACCACCAACACCGGCACTGTTACCACCGCCACCAGCGTTACCTTGGCCAGAGATACCAGCAAAACCATTGCTTGAGCCACTACCCATACCGCCACCACCGGAGCCACCAGTAGAGCCGCCACCTGCCGCAGCACTGCCACCAATACCACCGCCCGTAGCTGTGAAAGAGCCAAAGACTGAATTAGAACCGTTTGTACCAATTGTGGCTTCAGTTGCACCTCGTGTACCACCGCCGCCCACAGTTACTGTGACAGTTGCACCAACCCCATAATAGATGGAAGAAGTAAGCAGACCACCTGCACCGCCACCGCCACCTACGCCACCAGCCCCAGCTGCGCCACCTGCAACCACAAGATAGTTTATGGAAAGCAAAGGCGTTGGCGTTGTTGGGGCCAAAGTACCTGAAGATGTAAACGTGTGAATAACATATCCATTAGTACCGCTTACAGAGCCACCAGTAAAAAACTGAACTGTGCCGGGGTAACGAACAATAACAATACCAGAGCCGCCAGAGCCACCAGCGCCAGCAACGCCATAACCACCTCCACCACCGCCTGTATTGGCAGTTCCAGAACCACCATTAACTGTGCCTGTGCCGCCACTTGCCCCACGACTACATCCACCAGCACCACCTCCGCCAGCACCGCCAGAGCCTGCTGTCCCGCCAGTATCCGCCGCACCGCCACCGCCACCTGCGTATGTGCTAACTGTTCCAGAAATAGAAGACGCAATACCAGCGCCGCCGTTACCTGCGGCGGAGTTGTCTACCCCTACTGAGGTTAAACCAACCGTTCCAGCACCGCCACCACCACCGCCAGTAAAGTTTGAACCTGCGTAAGACCGTCCACCAGCATTACCTTGACCAGCAATACCTTGTCCAACTATGCCTTGAATACCACCACTAGTTATGCTGTTATTTGAACCGCCGCCGGAACCACCTGCCGCACCAGTAGTACTTGCATAAGAGCCGCCAGCGCCTCCTCCCGTGGAAGATATAGCGCCAAAAACAGAATTAGTACCAGAAGCACCAGCGTTACCACTCGTACCTCCAGCACCGCCCGTACCAATAGTAACAGTGTAAGAAGTGCCAGCCGTAACAGTCACAATGCCTGTTAACAAACCACCTGCGCCACCACCCGCAGCCACATAACCTCCGCCTCCACCGCCAGCAACTACAAGGTACTCAACCCATTTAGGCGCAATATAGCCTGACCATGCACCCTGATTGATTGCTTGGTTAACTTGCTTCAGTGTGAATAGACCTTGTGCCATAAAACCTCAGAATGTGATTGTGCCGGATGCAGTGAACTTATACACGCGCCATCCGCCTGTAATATATGTTTCTGGTGATCCAGTTGTTGATGCAGCTTTGGCCAAGTATGAAGGGTAACGGACGATAACTATGCCTGAACCGCCAGCAGCACCAGCAGCATAAGCAGAACCACCAGCACCACCACCTGTGTTATTTAAACCAGATTGACCGCTAGTCACTACAACATTTGAACCGTTTCCACCACCGCCACCGCCACCAAGCCCAGATCGTGCATATGTGGGGTCTGCTCCACCACCGCCTCCACCAGCATATTGAATTTGTGCGCCTGATATTGAAGAAACTATTCCAGTCCCACCGTCACCTGAATAGCCATTGTTTCCACTTGTTCTGTGAAATGACGCAGTACCCGCAGAGCCAGCGCCGCCGCCAGCTCCTGCTTCCCAGCCATTGCCACCACTCGGCCCTGCCGAACCATTATTGCCCTGACCAGCCGTACCTGAGCCGCCAGCATAGTTATTGTTGTACCCGCTTCCACCGCCAGAACCGCCAGTACCGCCTTGATTTACACCTCCAGCACCACCACCACCGCCAGTAGCAGTTATAGAGCCAAAAACAGAATTACTGCCAGTTGATCCAACGGTGTAATTGGAAGCCGCGCCGCCTGCACCGCCAGCACCAACGGTAACAGTGATACTAGAGCCAGCAGTTACAGCATAACCTGTAGCAGATAAAACGCCGCCAGCACCACCCCCGCCTGTAGCAGAGCCACTACTATTAGCGCCTCCAGCACCACCCCCGCCAGCCACAACAAGGTACTCTACCGTTGTGACAGGGTAGTTAATACCAGTGATGGCGTTAGATACGTAAGCGCCCGTATATCGTTGAGACATGAAAGTCTCCTAATTATGGTGAAGTAATTACTTCAAAGCTAGCTGTGTAAGTCAAGGCAGAGCCTGTGCCTGATGTCACGCCAACAGACTGGTTCTCCGTCACATAGAACGAAGTGGTCTTGTCCGTCACAATCAAGGAAGCATTAGGCGGGACGCTGATCTGGTAGGCCAGATATGCAATCACAGTGCCGCTACCAAACGTTGCGTTGTTGGCAATAGCCACAGTACAGTTAGCCGCAGTCGATGTAGTGTTAGACACCACAATCGAGTCAATCTTATTCACAGTACCTGATGCTGGCGTAAGGCCAGTCAAAGATGTTGTTCCGTTGTACGTCCAAGACGTTGTAGCGCCTGTGGTCGATGGTATTACATACGCCGTATTACCGTTAATAACGGATACGTTAACGATGTTTGGATTTGCCATGTTAGCTCCTTAAATTAACCGAAGACAATTGCCATGGCAATCGCTTTACCTGTGGATGCGCCACCTAGCGCGTTCAATGCGGCAGATGCCGTTGTTTGGCCAGTACCACCGTTTGCAATAGCCAACGTACCAGCTACTGTAACCGCACCTGATGATGCCGTAGAAGGCGTCAATCCCGTTGTACCAAAACTGATTGTTGTAACACCGTCAGCCGTGTTGGAAACGGCTTTTACAATGTCTGTGCCGTTGTAATATACAAAGCACCTTTCACCAACAGACACTGTGACACCAGTCTGCCCGTAAGCTTTGAAAGTTACATCACCGCCTGTTGCAGCGTTATCAACCAAGTAAAGCTTACTGTAAGGAGCGGAACCGGCAGAGCCAAATGTAATGACTTTCGTTGTGGTTAAAGTGCCTGTAACGCGCACAATCATGTACTGCGCTGATGTCGATGCAATGTTTGTGGCAGTAGCATCGCCTGTGGTATTGACCAGAGTTACTGCGCCGTCACCATTAAAAGTGGTTGTTCCGGCAATAGCAATATTGGTGTATTCGGTAATACCGTTGTTGACCGTGTTACCCCACGTGCCAGAGAGCGTTCCCTGCGTTGGGGTGACTAGCCCTAGTTGTCCTGTTGTAGCTGCCATTTAAAGCTCCTATGGTGTGGTTGTGATGTTTGTCCAACCAGCATTTTGGGTATTTCCAATATTCTGCCAGTTTGCTGTTTGCGTGTCATCAATTATTTCCCAAGTTTTTCTAATTGACTCAGATGAAGTAATTGCCACTGTGTCAGTCACAGTCGATAAGTAAGTAGTGGCCGCCGACTCAGAGTCCTGAATTGCCCCAAGAAGCTCTTCCAAGAACACCGCAAAAGTTGCGTCTACAGTCTCAGCCGTAGAGGTTCCAGCAGTTTCACTTACAGACAAGCCTGTGTAGGCTGTTGCCGCTGTCTCTGATGTGGAACTTGCTGCTGTCTCATCAACAGATGCATTGAAGAATGAACCTACAAACTGCTCGGTTGAGGTGGCAGCCGTTTCCGCCACAGTGCCTGTTAAAGTTGCCGCTACTGTCTCATCTGTCGATGTCGCCGCTGTTTCACTTACAGAATTGGCAAATGTGGCGGCTACTGTTTCTGTTGTAGTTGTTGCTGACGTCTCGCTTACGCTAGCAGTGTATCCAGTAATAACCGTTTCAGTTTCACTGATCGCCGCAGTATCTGCTACTACAAAGGCAAACGTTGCTGCAACTGTCTCAGAATCCGATATTGAGCCAAGGCCGCCCCAGCTTAAATCGCCCCAAGCACCTTCACCCCATGAGTTTGCCGTTGAGATCGACTCTTCACGGCTAACGGCAAATGTAGCCGCTGGATCTTCAGCAGTCGATGCGGCAACGGACTCGGATACGCTGTCGTCAAAGGCAGTTACACCACCCCAACCAGCAGCCCCCCAAGTGCCGTCGCCCCATGCGTAAGCCATCTTATGTCAATGAGCAAGAGTACGAAACTGCAATAGTGTCGCCTGAAACAACCGCTTTAGAGCTACTAAAGTCACCAGCAGAGAACAAAGTTCCTGTAGTGTTGTCGATTGTTGCAGAGCCGCCAATGTTGATAAAGCATCCAGCCACAGTACCTGTGGATGTGATGGCAAATGTGGAGGCTGAAGAAGTAGACTTGGTGCAAGTCGTACCGCTTACATAGGCCGCAGCACTAAATGTAGGAGTCTTGCGGTTACCGGAGTATGTGGGGGCGTTAGCCAAACCAACTTCCAACCAGCCAGCATGTGAAGACTGAGTGTCAGTAATAGCAGCAGTACCTGTACCTTTTAAGCCCATGACCACTGCGCCAGCGGCTGAGTTACCAAGGATTGTGTCCAAAGTCAGGTTCTTGCCCACGGTCGTGACCAAGTTCTCAATAGCGTCTTCCCACTTTACGTTGCCATCTTTGTCATAGCAAACGGCATAGTAGCGGCCTTCGATGGTCGCGGTGTCAGAGGGGGCAGTGTTGTAGCCAGTAGATGCTTCGCATTTATCTGAGGCTGAAATTTTATCTAAAGACATGTTAGCTCCTTAAGCAATGCGAAGAATCGCGGTGTTGTATGCAGCGGTTGGGAACTGCACAGTGAAAGTGTTGGTTGAAATTTTGTCCGACCCAAAGTCCAAAACGCAGACAGACAGCGAGTTACCGCCGCCCAAATCTTTGTAAATCAAAGCACCACGGGCAGTAATACTGCCAGTCCAAGACACGTTGGCAAACGACCAATACGTTGCCGCAGTTGAACCTGTCTGGTTGCCCTGCGTTGGTATCTGTGTAATGGTCAGCGTTGCACCGCCAGCGACATAACTGCCGCCAGAGGCTTCGCCGCTTGTTGTGTAGGCCGTAGTGTCTGGGCCGATGTTAGCGTTACCTGTGTACAAGGCAATCTTGTACGAGGTGTCCAAGACGTCGCTAAAGTCAAACGCGCCGTTGGCTAGCCCTGTTTTGAAAGTGTTTGTTGCACCTTGGGTCAGCATATCAAGTTACTTTCTGACGGAACTGACCAGAACGGTAGGCGTCTTGACGCTCCATACCATCGCCCAGACGTTTAGCCAACGCAAGCGCTTCCATGTATTTAGCGTTGTACAGCTGCATCATGTCTTGCTCACCCTTCATGTAGGTGTAAGCCTCAACCAAAGAACCGTACAACAGAACAGAGTCAAAGTTGTCACCAAGCCACGATGTTTCGGCGTCAACAATAGATGTTGGGTAGTAGTAATAGTGCAACTCAACGTTGTACGTTGTGTCTGGTGTCGGACCAAGGATGAAAGTCAGTTCGTCTTCGTTGTCTGAACGAGGCCCAAACAAAGCGTAATAACGTGGAAGGCCCGTGTCATCTGCCTGCGGATATGACTGACGGATAAAGTTCACGTCTTTGTTGAGCAGGTACTCATACGTACCTGACTCCAGCGTTCCATCAACAACTGCCATAGAGTACACCGCTAAAAAGTCTAACGGGCACTGCAAGTACTTATTGTTTGCGGTAGTCACACCAGTCACGTTCTTGCGAAGTGAGGGGAACTGTACGCTGTTGTAAATACGTTGCTCAGCTTGCTGAACGAACACGGGTATCTCAGCGATAAAGTTCGCTTCGGTATTCTCCGTGTACGCCTGAATAGCGTTGCTGAGTTCAGTGTAATTCATGCCATCGGGCCTCGTGCCATGACACCTTTAGTCGCAGCACCTGTGCCACGAATCTTGATGCCAGATGTTTTAACGCCGGGGTAGGGGTTGCTACGCTCGTTAGCCAAGGACTGATTGGCTTTCAACGCCTGTTTCACAGGCATTTCGCCAACAACAACGTTAGGCTTCTTAGTTGGTTGTTTGTATGTAGGCATATTAACCTCCGCGACCAGAAGAACGTTGGTTCATAATCTTAGCCATGTTGCGGCCATATTTGAGCATGTCGCTATTAGTCTTGCCGCCAGCTTTAAGCTTGGTCAAGGGTTGACCGGGGTGCTTAGCTTTTTCGTGCTTAGCCAACGCAGACTTAATCATCTTCTTGTCTTGCGCCAAGTCTTTTTTCATCTCACCCTTCTCAGAGTGCATTTCCTTTGTAGCCATGTTCGACTCCTTATGTCGTTTCAACCGTTACTGTACCAACTTCTACGTTAACCACCAAGTAATTTAACGTCAAAGCATCATCAAAATTACTTGCGCCACCAACAGGGTTCCACCCCCACTGATAAACCCTGCTACCGCCAGACGGGAATCCAACAGCATCCACTGACGTACTGCCAGTATTTGAAATCTGCAAGCCGGTCGTTCCGCCTTGGTAGTACGTTGTGTCAGGACGCGGATCACGCAAACCTTGTGGGTCATCCACTGGATACATACCCAACTGCAACTGCGGCTGATCTGGATCCCAACATGTTCTGCAAACCAAGAGATTGTAGTTCTTGGTTTTAATAATTTCTTTGCGTAGCTCCGTCAGCTTAAACTGAAAGCCGCAGCGATCACACTCCGAGATCGCATTCTTGCCGGACGCAAACCGATTGCCCATTTACGTACCGCTTCCAATGAACATCTGACGAGGTACAAAGCGCACTGCCGCTTTCTCTTGGTCTTCGCCTGCGGCGCGTTCCCAAGCCTCGTCGTACTGTTGTTTCAGCACGTCCAAACGTTGTAAGCCTTCGGGTACTTTAAGCGCAATGTAGTAAGCCAGACCAGCGGCCAAGCAGGGCACAAAACGGAACGGCACATCCATGGTCTTCGTACCGCTACCAGCGTCTTGAATACGGCGCATGCGCCAGTACACAAACTGGTATGTCTGTCCGGGATTGGGTGTTGGCCACACTGTGATGCTGTTCTTTTGAACCAAGCTCATAGCAGAACCAGACGCATGATAAGCCGCAGTCGTGCCATCCTGACCGCGTGTGCAGTTGTACAGGTACGCAGGGGTACTATCGGTTGCTGGCGCGGTCTCGTTGTACCCAATCAGTTCAGAGCCAATCTGAATAAAGCCAGCGGTGGGGATGCCCACCAAAGACGTCACAGGAATCGTGGTGTCCGTGGCTGAGATGTTAGCTTGCAGCGTGCCTGTCAAAAGGTTTGAACCACCAGTCAAACGCTGCACCCAAACCTGAATAGGACGGCCTTGAATCAACTTGTTTGGAATGGTGGCATAGGTGGACACACTAATCCGTGTAATCGTCAAGTCGGCCTGATTTGTAGGCACATTGGCACTTGTTCGGATCACATGGTCAAGTAGGTCAACCGTATCGTCAGGAAGCGCGTAAGTCGGCTGGCCAGTTACAAGCGTGATGGTGTTCTGCTCGAACGTCCACATGTTCACGCCACGGTTTGCCCAGTCCGCAAACAAAAGATTCAATGAGCGACGGGCAGTACGCAAATCGTAGCCCGTACGAAGTTCAGAACCCGCCCGTTCAAAAGCCTCCTCAACCATGTCGTTGAGGTCAAGATTGAAAGAGGTGAGTCCTGAAGTTGTCATTTCATGCCTTTAAGTGTCTGCGCCAGTCGTGCACGCTGACCCATTTTGCCGGGTTTCTTGGCGGCTGCTGCCAGCTTTTTAGCTGGAATAGGCTCACCCTTTTTGGCACCAAGCGCAGAGCGCAGGGCTCCGGGTTTTTTGATAGCGCCTGCAATCCAGTTCTTTGTAGCCATTACTTTTTCCTTGCTGTTTTTGCTGACTTTATAAAGTCAGCTTTAGAGGGGGCACCTTTGCTGCCAACCTTGCGCATCTTCTCCCCCGAGCCTTCAGCTATTCGCTTTTGCTTGGCATGGATGTTTGCGTATAAACCCGGTTTGGTGGCCATACCTTAACCGCCGCACCCGCAAGAAGCCATTTTGCCGCCACTTTTAGCCTTCTGCACTTTGGCCATACCAACGGGCTTGCCTTGGTCAGAAAACTTCATGTACTTAGCCGTCATGCCGCCTTTGGCGTACATGCTGACTTTGTTCGGATCATCCTTACGGGCAATCGTTTTACCTTTGGGCATTTTGCTGGGAGAGATGGCTCCCATCCCACGGCTGGCCATCATGATTTAGCACTTACCGCCGTAAGCCATCTTCTTTGTAGAGCCGCCCTTTTTCATACCCAAGGGGGTGCTGCCCTTCATGGAGATCATCGTGCCTTTGGTCTTGCCTTTAGAAGCAACACCGTCACGGCTAGGAGCCGCTGTACGAACTGAACCCATCTTGGCAGTAGTGATGCCGTTGTTTTTTGTAGCCATGGTAGTACCACCTTCTTTAAAAAGAGCCATTTTTCCGTGATTGGTTTTGGCTCGGTTAATTTTCTGAAGATCTGTACGACCCCCAGAGCTAAACTTCTTACCCTTATCCGCAGCAGTGAAGTCTTTACCAACACTTTGCGGTACTCCAACCTTTTTGGCAAACGCAGGGCTGTGCGCAATAGCTGCCATGAAGTTGTGTTGCTTTTTACTTGTCGACGGCATCGTCTTTCTTCCTCTTAAAAAGAGTGTGAAATTCTTTACCTGTGGCCATCTCGTAGATACGCATGACACCAACGATCGCACCGATAAGTCCAAACACTGGTGTTATCACTTCCAAAAAAGAGCCAAGCGCTGTGAACACTGCCACAACATCTAGCAAGTTTTTTAAGCTATCGTGGTGCTCACTCATATCAGCAATTCCAAGCCCGAAGGCTCTTGTTTATGCGGGAGTTCGGGTCTTTTTTGGCCTTCTCTCCGGTCAGTTTTTTCTTCATGCCTTCCATACGGGCGCAGAAAGAGTCGCGGCGTTTGCCGCCCTCTGGTTGAGGGCGCTTCAGTCCCGGTTTCCCGGGGTTTGCTGCGTTGTACGAGGCCCGTCCCTTGGCGTTCAAGCCGCCCTTCTCGGACTTGCCCTCTTTGCGCTGCCATGCTGGGGACTTAGCCATAGAACACCGTCACTGACGCGATGTTTGTCAACGTTGCGTAAATGCTTGTGTAGCAACGAACGCCTTCGCCCGGCACCAAAACGTAGAACGAGTTGGGGTTTGAGTTGGAAGGAATGTCAATTTCAATCACAGTCGAACCACCAGAACCGCCGTCTTTCAACAGAAGTGTGCCAGCAGCGCTAGCTGTAGCGCAAATTGAAAAGCCTTTAATACGGGCTGGTTGAGAGAAAACAGTGCCGGACGCGTTTAGGTGCGCCGACTTTACGTCATATTGCATCGTCATAATCAATCTCCTTTAAAACGGGGCCGAAGCCCCATGGGTTGATTAGGAATCAGCGAAAGGTGTAGCCACAACGCCAGTGCCCAGAACAACGCCGGTCACCAAGTACTTGTTAGCTGCAAGGGCAACAATCTGAATCCATGTACCTGCCACGCCGCCAGTAGTGCCGCCGTTCAAGTTGATGAAGTCATTGCTTGATGCAGCAGTAAAGCCGACCATAGCGCCAGAAGAGTCTGTGTCAACAGACAACAAAGAACCAACAAACTTGTCAGTGCCGTCTGTACCAATCTTCAAAGAGCTTGTGGAGATTGTTGTGGGCACCCAGATTGTGTACACCACGCCTTCATTGTTCAGCGTGCTGGGGTCTTGGCCGGGGCCAGATGTTACGGGGTTAGCCGATGTATTGATTGTGGGCAAAGTCAAAACGACGTTTGCTGCCAATGAGCCACCAACGCTGATAAAACGACCAGCGTGATCCACTGGGTTCAGCGTAGTACTAGCTGTGATTTCCACAGTAGTAGCTGGGCCTTGTTGATAAAAACCGCCCAATGATCGTACTGGGCCTTGGAATGTAGTGCGTGCCATGTTTTTTCCTTACATGCAAGTTAGGGCGTATCAATCTGCATGTCGTCAGCCGGGACTGTTTGATACACCGGAAAGCCCGGATTGATTGCAATATACACCAAATAAAAAA